ACCAGCGTTTAAATAAGTATTTGCATAATTTAAAGCAAAGGTTTGTGCTGTACCACTTTGAAGTCTTACTTGAATTTGGTAAGTAATCGCTGAAGTCGTTGCTGGTGAATCTAAATATGTCCAACTAACATTGTTTGGACTGTTATTTCCTGATGGCGTACCAATAAAAGAATAGTTTGGGCCAGTTGTTCCACTAGTTCCAACTCCTACGGGGCTGCCGTTTCTTAAAAGTTGAAAACCAACAGCGTAACCACTACCGCCGCTATAAGTAATAGAAATACTTATTAAAACTTTACTAGTAGTAAATTGTGGGGTAATCGTTAAAACCATCGGCGTAACGTTAGTCATTGACGTTGAGGTAGTAGAAAAAGTAGCCGCAGTGACTAAGGTTTGAACTACCTGTATAACACTCCCAGTCGGCTGGTTAATTGCCGATATAATTTGGGTCTGACTTAGCCCTGTGTTATCTATTACGCTAACTGACATTATGGTTTACTCGTATAGAATGTTTATTGAACCAGCGGTAAATGTGTCTGTACCATTAAAAGTGCTAAATGTTAAAATAGACAAAACACCAGATAAAGTCACAGCACTACCTGTATATATTGCATTTGCACCTGACCCGCCAAGAGTACCAGAAGCGACCCATGTATTTCCACTAACGTTTGTAATTTGAACAGAACCGCTAAAGGTATTAGTTGTTAACGTATTAAAAAATATGCCACTTGTTTGGGTAACTGTGTTAACTGCTGAACTTTGATATCCTCCACTACCAGCGTAGCCTGTTGTAGCAACTCCGCCAGAAGGTCCAATTTGAATTTTCCATCCAGAAGTTCCACTTGCAGAAACACCATTAAACATTACAGTAATGCGTTTTACCCAACTAGGAATACTGCTAAATGTAAAAGATGTTCCGCTAGTGGTAGCTTGTGCAGTACCACTAGTAATTACACTACTAGCCATAGAAGTTACTACAGCCCCTGACATTGTTGGGCTTGATATTGTTGGGCTTGTTTGTAAAACTACTGCACCTGACCCCGTTGTTGAAGCAAAAGAAGAAGTTGTTACAGTGCCCGGACTAGGCGCTATTGTATTAGTCTGTAAACTCGTATATTCAACCCATATATTGTTTGTGCCGTTGGGAGGGGCTGACGTAAAGGTTAAGGTTGAGCCAGATACGGAATAAGCTGAGTTAGGGTTTTGAATTACGTTGGCAACAGAAACAATAATCTGCCCTGCAGAAACAACAGGTACTGGCAAAGTATAGGTCGTGGTTGAGCCATTGCCTGAGAATGTGGCAATCTGTGGGCTGTACTGCTGAACCGTTAAGTTGTTCCCAATATATGTCATTATTGTGCCGTTAAGACTGATACCCAACAATCCCCAGAACTAGCGGCGCTATTTTGCACACTAAGCGAATCTGAGGTATTCATAACCACCCTGTTTCCTTGAATACATTCTAAAGATCCTCCAACTGGAACTGTAGCTTGATATACGAGATAGTAGTTCACAGCACTACGGGTAATGTATACAGAAGTTGTAATCGGTGAAGAAGTTGTATTAGATACTAAAGCACTAGCAATCGCAATCGTTCCTGCTGTTACGCTAGAAATTACGGTAGATGCCGCAGTACCTACGTTCTTTACACCATACGAAGTATTTAAATAAGTTGCCATATTAGCCCATCATAAATGATAAAAAGTACGCTTGATCAATAGTAGCTCCAGAGCTAGTAGACCATACAGGAGGAGTTGCAGATCCTTGCGAAGTTAAAACTTGTCCGGGTGAACCATACTGCCCGTTAAATGCCACCGAGCTAGCAGCATTAATTGTCATTGCATCGGTAGCTAAGTTGTTAATTACAAAGTGAATAGCATTAGATGTATTAGTACCAATCGCTAAGTCCGTGCTTTGTGAATATAAATATACAACTCCGGGCGAATTTAATACGCTACCTGATGCCGAAAATGATGAGCTATTAATACCAAAGTCACCATAGTTTGTAGTAGCCGTACCGCCGTTTGAGCTAACAATAATATCGGTTGATGCACTTGTGCCGTTATTAGTATTTTGGTAAATAACTTGAGCGTAACTATTAACGTTAGCTGCGTAAGAAGCCCAAATACCAGTATCGGAATAATTGATATTTCCGTATGAATAGACACCAGATGAAGCGGTAGCTAAAGGAAATGCAGTAGAAGTTGCCGTTACTGTATTTAATGACGCATTAGCACCAGTATAAATTGCAGTTTCTGCTGGGTAATCACACCATACGCTTAAGGTATCTGATGTGCTAAAACTAATTTTAGAAGGCTGTGTGCCAGCGCTATTTGAAAGAACTGTTGTACGAGCTAAAGTATTAGGACCTGAAGTAACCGTTCCAATACCTACTTCCCATGTAAATGCAGTAGGGTCGTAGATTGTGTAGTAACAAGTATTGCCGTTGCCAATTCCAGAAACAAAAGACTGATAACCGTTTACCGCACCAGCCAGACTAACTGAGCCAGTACCGGTACTAACGGTTCCAGTTTCTTGGACACGATCTGCAACTATGAAGGTCATTTAAACCCCTTAGCTTGTTGCAGTAGTCGTGTACGTTACAGTGACGGTATCTCCAGCGGTAGTAGTCTTAGCTACAGAGAACGCACCAGCGCTCCATAAAGTTCCACTTGAAGTATTAGTAAACGCTGCAGTAGCACCTGTACCAGTCAACAAGAAACAACCAGCTACCGTACCACCAGCGCCCGCAATCGTATACGTTACAGCAGTAGCAGCGCTAGAAACAATATTAGTACCAGCGGCAGTTGCGTTGTTGCCAGTTGCGGTTGTAAATACGGCTGTACCACGTTGGGCTGTACCGGATACGGTATAAGCAGTAAACTCAGTCCAGTCAGAGTGTGATGCCCAAGTATCTGTAGGGCTAAATCCGGTGTAAGTACCAATCAATCCTAAATATGGACCAACGATAGCGGTAGCGCTAAAGAAAGTATTGTTCATTGCAAGGATTTTGCCTTGTTGAACAACTTGGTTTTCAATACTGTCTTCCCACTTAACGTTACCGTCTTTATCGTGGCAAATTACGTGGTAGTAACCATCAGCCGCTACGTTTTCTAAGTTAGTTGCTTTGGCCTGTAGTGTAGCTATAGCATAGTCGCCAGAGCCTGTAAATTCTTTATGCATAATTACTCCTAATCTGAACTGCTATAGTTAATACTACTTGTGGTAGTTCCAATGGTTAAAATAGCAGACGAATAGCTCGCTGCTGGGAATTGCACGGTAAAGCTAGATGTACAAGTCTTGTCTGACCCAAAATTTAATACAAAACACGCTGCACCTGTAGTTGCATTGTATACTAATGCCCCTCTAGCGGTAAAGGATGCTGGACTCCAAACGGCATTATTAAATGACACGTAAGTAACGTTATATTGATTGTTTTGGGTGGGTGGGGTAGAAATGGTTAATACCTGACCGCCAGCTGTATATCCTGTGCCTACAACCTCGTTAATAGATGTATAAGCCGTAGTCTGTTGGTTCAAATTAGCTAACGCATTGTAAAGGGCAATTTTATAGGTTCCGGTAGTAAAGTTCTCATTACCGTTTAGTAAATTCTGCTGAAAAATTGTGCAAGAAGTCTGGGTAATCATGAGACCACATTACCTTTAAGATTAATATTAAGCTTGGTTTGACCATCTCTGTAGGCATCACCACGATCAAGACCGTCACAGAAGCGTCTAAATTCTAATAAAGCTTCTTGATATTTAGCCTCGTAATTGCCAATAATATCGGCTTCACCCTTCATAAATAGCTGGGCTTCCCGCATTGCGCCATAGAATAAGACTGGGTCATAATTATCACCAAGCCAGCTAGTGCCGGTTGAATTAGAAACGCTGGTAACGTTTACAGTAAATCCAGAGCCAGTACCTGAACCAATAGAAGAAGGGCTAAAACTAAGAGTATCATTTGCCACATAAAAAACACCGCCATCATTAAGGGTTATATTAGTTACCGCACCGGAAGATCCAACTGTAATTGTAGCCGTAGCATTTGAGCCATTTCCTCCAGTTAACGGTACTTCTGGGTATACACCGGGCGTATATAATGATCCAGCGCTAGTAATTGAACTAAGACCGGCAATAATACCTTGCACAATAGTGGGCGGGTAATAGTAATAGTGCATTTCTATTGGGTACGCTTGGTCGGGTGCGGGCGCAACCATAATAGTCATTTCATTGACATTACCATATTGAGAACCAAAAAGAGCGTAATATTTAGGAGTTCCAGTTGGTGTTCCTTGGTACGCAACTCCATTATTGGCAGCATATGGGTACGCTTGGCGCATAAAGTTAACATCTTTGTTAATCAAATAGTTATACATGCCTGTAGTGGGGTCAATAACCGCAAAAGAGTAGTTAGCCAACCAATCAATAGGAAGAGCCACATATTGGTTACCTGATGTCATAGTACCAACTACGTTTTTACGCAATGATGGTACGTTTACTGAATTGTATATACGAGTTTCAGCCTGTTGGACAAACTGTGGAATGTCCTTAACAAATAACGCCTCAGTGTTCTCGGCGTAGTCTTGTATCAGTTGCTGAAGCTGTACGTAATTCATTATGCCATTGGACCTCTAGACATACGACCTTTAGTTGCAGCGCCAGCGCCACGCATTTCAATACCATCAGTTTTAGGACCGCGAGTATTGTTACTAATAGAAACGCGCATAGCTACTGTAGATGGATTAACTTCATCCGCTTTTAAAGTATTAGGATCTGTTGCAACAGTTAACCCCAATTCAACATCAGAAGTACCAATTTCTTTTCCTGACATCTTGTGTGGCTTAGCGTATTCGCTAGCCGGTTTAATATTTTTAGCCATATTAACGACCTCTTGAGCTTGACTTCTGGTTCACAGCGCGAGCCATATTACGACCCATAGCTTTCATAGATTTACCGGTTACGCCGCCTTTTTTAAGACTAGAAAGATTTGTACCTTTTCCGCCCTTATGTTCTTGAG